GACAAATATGTTTACTGGATATTTTACGAAGGAGAAGACGATGGCACTGACACCGGAAAAGAAAGTTAAAGACCGAGTGGTAAAACAGTTGAAGTTGTTCGGAGATTCTGTATATTATTTCTTTCCTGCAACAGGTGGTTACGGGCGTAGTGGCGTGCCCGATATTGTAGGATGTTTCAATGGTAAGTTTTTTGCAATCGAATGTAAGGCAGGTAAGAACACCACGACTGCTTTACAGGACAGAGAACTTAACGCCATACGTAACGCGCGTGGTGAAGCGTGGGTAATCAACGAAGAGAATGTTGATGCAGTTGCCTTGATGTTTAGAAAGTTTTTGTAGTTTGGTAGGGGGTAGGTTTTTCATGGTTACCTACCCCGTGTCCCAGTGGGCGGTGGGCATATTCAGCAAAACACCCTCAGTTAACGATCTCGTCCACGGTATTGAGCCTTGAGTTCGTACCTCCTGCGAGATGCGTTGCCGAGTAAGCCACGAGACGGTTAGTCGTGTTAAGCAAACAAGTTGAACTGAATGGGTGGGGATACTTGCTAGTGGAAGCACGCACCATAACTTAATTAGGAGAATGATGATGGATTCGTTAGACGCAGATTTAGATAGATGGCAAGACGAGCAAGACGAGGATTACATTAACCCCGCTGATGCCGCGCGTGAACGCGCCGAGTACTTAGCTGACCAAGAAGACTGATACCAGTACCCTAGGAGATGCTGATGAGTAGCGAAGAAATTAGAGCGATGCTTAAACTGTTTGCCCGCCAGTTAGAAATAGCAGCGGAACTTAAACAAATAAAAGAGGGAACCAGATGACGACTAAACTGGAGTTGCTTAGTACTATAGAAGATATTGAAGTAGGTATAGCCGAAGCGTTGAAGCGCCCCACGATTATGCAGCGGTTAAAATTCTTTTTATCACAAAAAACTATAGCTTCGTGGAGAGCAGAGTCAGCTAAGATAAAAGCCGCACGTGATGCAAAGGTTAAACAGCTACAGACCAGAAGAGAGAATATAAATAAGGCTCTTAAGGTTTGGTTAGATGCGGGTGATGTGATAGGCAAGTACGAAGAAGTGAGGGAAACAAATGAATGGTAAAGGAAGTAGACGTAGACCGACCCTTATCCCCGCCAAAGACTTCGGGGATAACTGGGCAAAAATCTTTGAGAAACCAAAACAGAAGGAAGAAGAGAATGTTAACAGCAGAAGTACCAAGAACGAAAATGAGCGACCCCGTAGTGAACAAGCAGACAGCCCTACAGACACAAACGGGCGGGACGCACTATAAGAACATGGCTATTCAACCTGCCGAGTATGCAGAGAAGAACGGCTTGTCTTTGTTGGAAGGTAACGTAGTGAAATACATAACTAGGTGGAAGTTGAAGGGGCAACCCTTGTCAGACTTAGAGAAAGCTAAGCACTGCATCGACCTACTGATTGAGATACACAACGTCAAATGAAAATAACAATAGAAGTAGATGGCGCTGATGCCGAAGAGCTTATGGCTATGCTACAACGTGCAACCGAAGCGGTGGAAAAACTAGAAGCTATACTCGAGGAGTTCGAAGATGCTGATAAAGTGTAATGCCGCAGATCACCTGTACTTAATAAAAGATGATCCTGTACGCCCCGACTTGTTTGAAGGGAACATAAAAAGGTTTGAAGACCCGTTCCATGTTTACGCAGAAGTGAATGATGAGACGGGTGAGATAGCCGCAGTTGTTTGTGTAATCGTTTGCAAGTTTGTTCCGCAAGATGAGTTACAGATACAAGCAGTTGCCGAGGGGCGACTTACCGAGATAGAAGAAAAACTTGAGGAGCGGGAGAAAATATATGGGGAGTTGGGCACCGTGCTGTGCCCTTACTCTATCTGGTCTTATCAACGTGGGCATGGTAGAAAGTTAATTAATAATCTATTGGAAGCTGCGGCGATAATACACCCAGAAGTAGATGCAGTTATAACTATGTCGCCACACACCGCTACCGCTATGAAGTTCCACTTGGACAACGGCGCAGATATATTTGGTACGAACGCAGAGTGTGTTAACTACGAGTACGAGGTGCCTGATGTCATACTTCACTGACCCTATGGCTGCGCTAGAAGAAGCAGAGTACATAGCAAAAGAAGAGAAGCGCACTATGTGTGTGGTGGAAGTTGAACCTAACATGATTGTAGTTGTGTCGAAAAAAGCCGCCTTAGAGTTGGGCGGTATAATATTGGAAACGTGCGTTCCCTTCGAGGAGAACCACAACATATACGACTAGAGGAAAAGGTTATGTTTGTTAACGACCGGATGATAGCTGAACAATTTTATACTGCACCAGATGACGTAGTACGCATAGCCAAGATATTCACCGTAACGCGGAAGGCATTTAGTATCGCGTTGTTAGAGGCTAGATGGGATTCTTTCGACTATGAAACACGTATGCGAGCAGCAAAAACAATTCAGTGTTTAAAGACCAAAGGGTTTTTCAGATGATTACCCCTGCGATGATGTGCGTTGCTATGGCGGTGTACTTTGAAGCAAGGGGTGAGCCTACAGAAGGACAGATTGCTGTAGCTCATGTAATTCAAAACAGAATAGAAGACCCACGTTATCCAGACAATGCGTGTGACGTGGTTAAGCAGGGGTACTACTGGAACGGCGTACCTATAAGAAACAAGTGCCAGTTTAGTTTTTATTGTGACGGTAAGTCGGACGACCCGAAGAACAAACAGGCATGGTTTAACTCGTTGTACATTGCACGCTTGAGTGGTTTCGTACCTGATATTACAGATGGCGCGACCCACTACCATAGTACAAAGGTGTTTCCCCAGTGGGCATACAACGGCGAGATAACCACTAAGATAAGTAAACATATTTTTTACACAGGCATTAACTAGTGACCACTACCAAGATAGATGTGCAGACCAAAGAAAAACGTGAGGCGTTGAGCGCCGAGATTGCTAAACAAGTAGAAGAGTTTTTAGCTAAAGGCGGTACGGTAACTCAATGCCCGCCCCGTGCGTTTACAAAAACCGAAGGGTATGCGAAAAAATTTGCCGGTAGCCAGTTTGATTCTCTAACTGACCCATCCAACCGAGACGTAGGTGCGACGCGCCCTACAAAGAATAAAGGTGGGAGTGAATGAAACATATAAGGCGCATAAAAGTGTACAAAAAGCATCTTATAAGGCGCATTAAAGTGGAAAAGCAACATGTATGAATACAATTGCAAGATAGTAAGAGTCGTGGATGGAGATACAGTAGATGTGGATATTGATCTTGGCTTTGATACTTGGAAGTGCGGTGAGCGCATACGTCTTTATGGTATTGATACTCCAGAGTGCCGCACACGAGATGCAGAAGAAAAGGCTGCCGGACTCGTGGCAAAGGAGTTTGTCGAGGACACACTGCACGTCGGAGGAACGTACACCCTAACTACCAGAGAGAAGGGTAAGTTCGGGCGGTACTTAGGAGTCATCATGTTAAGCGATAGGACTTCAGTAAATGCCGCACTAGTAAGTGAGAACTTAGCGGTACCGTACCACGGGCAAAGCAAACAAGAAATAGAAGACGCGCACGCAGCGAACTATGAAATTCTAAAAGATAAGGGATTGATATAAAGTGAATATAATAACGGTAGACTTCGAGACGTACTACGACAAGACGTTTTCTCTTAGTAAGCTAACAACCGAGCAGTACGTGCGAAGCCCCGAGTTTGAGGTCATAGGACTTGCGGTTAAAGTTAACAGTGGTGAAACAGATTGGATAAGTGGGCCATTCGATGCGGTTAAAAAATACTTACACGCTAACTACGATTGGGAAGGTTCTGCTGTCCTTGCCCATAACACTATGTTTGATGGCGCTATTCTTAGTTGGCTGTTTGATATTCACCCTAAGCTATGGCTTGATACGCTGTGTATGGGCCGCGCGTTACATGGTACGGAAGTTGGTGGTTCGCTTAAGTACTTGGCTGACATGTATGAGATCGGCGAGAAAGGCAACGAAGTCTTAAACGCGTTAGGTAAGCACCGCGCAGATTTTACTGAAGAAGAACTAGAACGGTACGGTGACTACTGCATACAAGATGTTGAGCTTACCTATCAGTTGTTTGAGATATTCCTAAAAGTATTCCCGAAGAAAGAACTTAAAGTAATCGACATGACGCTGCGTATGTTCACCGAGCCTAAGTTGGAGTTGGACGTAGGTAGGCTAGAAGATCACTTGGACACGCTGCAAGAACAAAAAGAAAAACTACTCGAAGAGTGCGGCATAGAGAAAGAAGAGCTGATGTCCAACCCTAAGTTCGCTAAGGCACTCGAGTCGCTGGGCGTTACCCCGCCAATGAAAACAAGTTTGCGTACGGGTAAGGAAGCCTTTGCTTTTGCTAAGAGCGACGAGGGATTCAAAGCCCTACAGGAACATGAGGACGCGCGAGTACAAGCCCTAGTAGCTGCACGAATAGGTTTGAAGAGTACGTTAGAAGAGACCCGCACCGAGCGGTTCATCGACATTGGTATACGCGGGAAAATGCCCGTACCGATTCGGTACTACGCTGCACACACAGGAAGGTGGGGCGGTTCCGACAAGATAAACCTACAAAACCTACCATCACGCGGTCCGAACGGCAAGGTATTGAAATCATGTATTTGCGCCCCCGAAGGCCACACCCTGATCGAAGCTGACTCTGCGCAGATAGAGGCCCGGGTGTTAGCTTGGTTAGCAGGACAAGTTGATCTAATTAGAGCGTTCGAGAAAGGCGAAGACGTATACAAGAAGATGGCGGCTACTATCTACAATAAGAAAGAGGAAGACATAACACCCGCCGAACGCTTCATCGGCAAGACTACTATTCTGGGTGCGGGCTACGGTATGGGTGCCGCTAAGTTCCGCGATCAGCTAAAAGGTATGGGCGTAGAGGTAGACGAAGAGGAATGTAAGCGCATCATACGGGTGTACCGCAGTGCCAATGCTTCTATTTCTCAGTT